GCTTCCGGCGAGTTGCGGTACTTGAGTTCCGGGTAGAACGCCTGCATGTGCTCGATGCAGTCGCGCCGGATCAGCGCGAATCCGCCGCCGGCCGCTTCCACCTCGACGATTCCGTCATCCAGCACGCGCACGCTGTTGCCGTCGAGATACCGAATGGCGAAGTCCGTAGACAGGCGCTTCGGAGCCACCGCGAACAGCAGCGGCTCGTCGGCCTCGATCATTCGGACGAGGTCACGCGCGCGCCACGAGATGTCCGAGTCCACCATCAGCAAGTGCGTGGCGTTCGACGCCATGAACTGCGCGACGATGTCCTGCCGTGCCATCTCGATCAGCGAACAGCCGCCGAGTAGAAACGGCGACCAAGACCAGCCTCGCGACTGGAACTCGGTCGCCGTTTCCAACATCGACGACACGTACCCGAAGCCGAGACGCCCGTCGTAAGACGGGGTCCCGATCATCAGGTTGACACGAGGCATCAGACGCTAGGCGCCGTTGCCCGTGACCGCCGCGCGGTACTCGATCGCGCCGCAGCCGAACGTCTGCGAGAGCTTCATCTCGACGCCGTCGATGCGGAAGCCCTGCATCGTCTCGAACTTCGGACCCATCGCACCGACCGAGCCGTAGATGAACTGCGGCAGGACGGACGGGCTCGCGAACACGTAGTATCGCGTACCCGTCAGGTTGGCGTCCGCGACGATCTGGAGTTTGCCGGTGAACGGATTGACGTTCGACGGCTGCGCCGGGACGATCGGCCCGACGATCTGCTCTGCCAGCGTCTCGCTGTCGGGCGAAACGAGCAGGATCGACGCCGCCGTGTTGAGCTTGAGACCGTCGATGCTCGTCTGCTTCTTCAGGGCTGCACGCGCCAGACCCAGCTTGCTCACGTCGAGCGCACCGTTGCTGACGGTGTTGGCGTGCGTGGAGTGGAACACCACCACGCCGTCTCGCATCGTCGGGCCGGTGCCCGAGTTCGCACTGATGCAGGTGTCGTAGAACAGCTTGTTCTCGAAGCTCGCCGCCCGCTGGCCGGCGCTGCCAGCGAGAACCGCGAAGGCGCCGAGGTCGTCGTTGACCAGCGTCTCCATCGCGATCGGGAGGATGATGCCGTACTTGTAGGCCGTGACCTCTTCGTACGCCTCACCCATCGTGCCGCTCTGGTACTCGCCGCCGATGCCCACGAGCTTCGGCTCGGGGAAGTCGCCCGGACGGGCGAAGCGGTGCGCGCGGAAGTCGTTGAACGTCCGCTCGGCGCCGATTTGGCGGAAGCTGACCGGGGCCGCCTGGTAGCCGGGCAGCAGAACCTTGTTCAGCACGTTGCCGAGCAGGCCGGGGAAGTCGCTCGGCGTGTGGAGCCCGAGCGCGATCAGCTCCTGACGATCGCCCGCGTGACGACGATCGAAGGTTCGGCCACCGAGCAGGCCCTTCGCCGACAGGCACTCGTATGCCACGTCCGCGAAGCCGTGGCGGTGGAACTGCGCGGCGGCGGAAGGAACTTCCTTTCCGAGCATGCGCGACGCCAGCGACTCGAGCATCTGCCCGCTGCGCCACGCCAGCGAGTCGCGCTCTTCGCCGACCGAGACGCCGCTTCCCATGATGATCGGGGCGCGCTCCGCTGCCTGCTTGGTCGCGATCTTGATGACCTGCTCGATCGGGGTGCCGAGCTTCTGGTGGCGCGTGATCCAGAGTTCGTCCATCTCGAACTCGCGGCCCAGGCGCTCGATCTCGGCGTCACGATCGCGCTTCGCCTTGATGGCGTCGTCCACCAGCTTGCGCGCCTCGGCGAGCTTGACGTTCTCGGGAGCCGGAGCGTCCGGCCTCGCAGTCTCCACCGACTCGGTGGTGTCGATCTTGTCGGACATTCGGATCTCCTTCGTTGCGCCAACCTCGGCGCTGAGAATCGTGCAGGGGAAAGTCTCCGCAGAAGCGAGCGCCTGTGCGTTCGCATCCGCCGGAATCGGGACGATCGAAAGCTCCATCGGCTCCCAATCGATTGCGAGCAAGCGGCGTTGCTTGTCACCCTTCTCGGTCACGTCGCGCATCTGATGCACGACCGCGCCCATCGAGAAGTTGCAAAGAATGCCGTCCTTGACGCGCGCGAGGATGTCGGGTCGATCCTCGGCGATCTTGACGCGAGCGCGGCCACCGTCTGCGGAGAGCCAAGCCTCTTCGACCTTTCCGAGCACAACCTCGGAAACAGGCCCGTATCCGTTGTGGTTGTCGAGAAGAGGAGCGCCCGCATTGAAGCGGTCGAGGCGCACCGCCTTCTTCTCCAACGAGAATGCGAGCGTGTACGGCTCATCGAACAGCGGCATCCGCTGCACTTCCGCGCCGCTGTAGAACCGCACCTCGAACGTGCGCGACTCCTCGTTCAGCGACTCCGGCGCGACCGACACCTGCGCGCGCAGCTTGGGAAGCTGCATGTCACGCTGCTTCTGCATCGTTCACCTCTTCTTCTTCGTCCGGCTTCGGCGGCGCACCGCCACCGGCAGCCGGCTTCGTTTGCATGAACGACAGCCACGGGATGTCGCCCGCCTCCTGCGCGAACTCGCGGATCTCGTCCAGCTTCTCGCGCCAGTCGTATCCCTCGCGGCGCTGCAAGTTCGGGTACGACTCGATGCCGGCCTCGAGCGCCTGCACCATCGCGGGAATTTCCTTGGCCGGATCGAGCAGGCCGAACCGCGGAGGCGTGTACGTCCACGGCGTCTCGCGATTCAGCGACCCATCGAAACGCGCAGACTGCGCGGAGAAGCGGCGCGTAACGGGCATGCACACCTGCTGCACCATCACTTGCCACTGGTCCGCTTCGATCGCGCCGCGGAACTGCACGAGTCCGCCGCGATGACTCGTGTACGTGACCTTCGACAGATCGCCGGTCAGCAGCTCGTACGGCATCCCGAGCCCAGCGGCGACCGAGCGAAGCTGCACTTCGTTGAACGGCGCGTAGTCGCTCGACGGGCGCGGGTCGGCAACCACGACGTTCTCGCCTGGCTTCAGGTACGGAATCATCCCCGGCCGGAACTGCTCGACGCGGTTTCCGTCGTCGTCCGTCGTCGTCGGCGCGAGACTCGCACCCGGCAACCCAGCCGGCGTCGTCACGAACGCGGCAAGACACGCCGCGATCTTCTTGCGCATCACCTCGGCACCGTCGTAGTCGTCGAGCGCCTTGAGCCGCTGGATCACGGGCGCGAAGTCGGACACGCCACGGCCCTGACCGGGGCGCAGCGGTTTGAAGATATGCAGCATGTCGGACGCAGGAACGGGGCGACTCTCGTACGCCTTCCGACCGCTCGTGTACGTCGTCGTATCGCCTGGGTGCGCGTCGAACATCCAGTACGCGACCGGCACGTTGTCGAGATACTGAACACCGAACCGAATCTGCTCGCGCTCGCTGATGACACGATTCAGGTCGCTATCGAGCCAGTCGGGTTCCATCACCAGAAGCCGGAAGGCGGGGTCGCCCTCGTAAGCGGCCTCCGTCCGCAGCATCCGCACCAAGCACTCGCCAGACTCCGCGCGCGTCCGCTCGATCAGGCTCTGCAAACCGTAGAAATCGTGTCGCTTCGTGTGGTCGCAGTTGTCGATCCACCGCTTCCACTTCTCGTGCATCCGCTCATTCGCGCGCCGGTTCTTGCCTGACGGCTGCGCCATGATGCCGGTGCCAATCAGATTCCCGACGCGCACACCCAGCGCCTTCGATGCGTACGGGTTGTTCCGCACGAGATCGCGCGCCGCGTCTCGCAGATCCCTGTGATAAATCCCAGCTTCCGCATCGCCCGAGGTCGGCTGCAACAGCCAACCCGCCGTGCGGCGATCTCGCTTCGCGCCTTCGTAGGCGAGCATCGCGCCCATGACGGCGCGGGCCTGCGCGCGTTCGAGGCCCCGCTTCGGCGAGAAGTACGAGACGGCTTTGTCGATCCAGTTCAGCTGCGGCTCAGACACTGTACGTTCCGGCCAGCGTGCAGCGGCCCGCCGAAGTCTCACCGCTACCCGCAGCCACCTCGGCCTCCATCGCCTGGAGCGCCTGCAACATCTCCGTCAGCGTGTGGTAGACCACCGTTTTGTCGCTGTAAGAGACGGACTTCACGCCGCCTGCGACCGCCGTCTTGAGGGCGTCTACGTCGGTCTGCGTCCACGCCATAGTGCCCTCCTACAACCAACCGCGCGTGTCGCCTAGCCACCCAGAGCCACCCGAAGCGCGCCGCGGTG